TACTATGAAGGTGGTGCTGGTTGGCTCTACGACGGTGAACATGAATGGCAGGAAGAAGATGCCGCAGTACATATTATTGCTCCGTATCAAGTTAGTCTATGTGAAGAAGATGGCACGATTATAGAAGAAAATGTTAAACTAAGATCTCGTCCAGATCCAAGTAGTAAGTGGCCTTTTCCAAATTAAGGAATATTATGAATTCAGTAGACATGGCTAACAATTTAATCTTTAGAGCAAAGAACTTACATGAGTTTACTGTTACTACCGAAGTTCCGGATGAGTTTAAATTTAATGGAGAAATTCCATTTGACCTGCAGATTAAGGATAATTTAATTTATGCTAAAGTTTGGGCTGTAGACTTTGACGAGGCTGCAAAAAGATTAGATAACTGGTTAGGAACATGTAAATGAATTGGTTGAAAAAAATATTATGGCGTTGGACCTCAGAAGGTCGAGAGATATACGAGAGTGAAGGCGACAAGGGCGGATTACGAGTATCAAGAAGTCGCCTAATATCTCAAGATGATTGTGATGCAGTCAGCGACGATCCTATATTAAACTTTAAAGTGTTTAATGCCGTAGGTGGTAAAGTAGTAGAGTTTAGACGTTATGATCGTAAAAGTGATCGCAATGATTCTACTACCTATATTATTACCAATGATCAAGACTTTGGTGAACGCATTGCCAAAATTGCTATGATGGAAAATCTAAAATTATGACTGCCCAAGAACCTGCCCACGGTATTCTACTAGTAAATTCCTGGGGAACATCCAAAATGTATAAGGCCGTCTGCGAGTGCGGCGATGACGACTGCACACATACTATCGATGTAGAAGCAGACGATGCCAGTGTTAATGTTACTATCTATACACGAACACGAACAAACTTTTGGTCTAAGTCTCGATGGCAGCATATTTGGAAACTGCTGTTCAACGGATATACAGATTTTGAAACTACTATTGTCATGAATAAACAGGTTGCTTTTAACTATGCTAATGTGTTACAATTAGCAGTTAAAGAAGTTGAGGAATTAAGAAATGAAAGAAAAAATCGACGAAGTAATGAACATCCTCAGTGAAGAATGTGCTGAGGTTATACAGGCGGTAAGTAAAATTAATCGATTTGGTATAGACAATTACAAACCAGGTAAATCTAAAACCAACCGACAGCATTTAGAAGAAGAACTAGGCGATCTATTGGCAATGGTGGATATTCTAATTGAATTAGGTGTAGTAACCGAATCATCGTTGCAACAAGCAGAAGTCGCTAAGATTGAAAAACTAAAAAAGTGGTCAAACATATATGAGCAAAATTAAAATCGCAGAGTTGTTCTACTCTATACAAGGAGAAGGACGTTACATGGGTGTCCCGAGTGTGTTTCTTCGCACCTTCGGTTGTAACTTTAAGTGTGCAGGCTTTGGTATGCCACGTGGCGAATCTAGCCACGAAGCAACAGATATTGCCGCAACACATACAATGATTACGCCGTTTACAAAATATGAAGACTTACCTCTAGTAAGTACAGGCTGTGACAGTTATGCTAGTTGGCATCCTGACTTTAAAGACCTGAGTCCAATGCTAGAAAGTAATGCCATTGTAAATCGTATTATGGAAATTATTCCTCATAACGAGTGGAAGGATGAGCACTTGGTTATCACAGGCGGCGAACCTTTGCTAGGATGGCAACGTGCTTACCCAGATTTACTAAGTCATCCTAGCATGGGTAAACTTAAAGAAATTACTTTTGAAACAAATGGTACTCAGAAACTAACTCCAGAATTTAAATTATTCTTAAAGCAGTGGGCGCAGAATCCTCCATTTACTAGCCGAGAAGTTACATTCTCCGTAAGTGCTAAACTACCATGCAGTGGTGAGAAGTGGGAGGAAGCAATTCTTCCAGAAGTAGTTTGTGAGTATGAAGAAGTTGGCACAGCATATCTAAAGTTTGTTATTGCTACAGAACAAGACTTTGCCGATGCCGAACGTGCTACTACTGCATTTCGAAAAGCAGGATTCACAGGGCATGTTTATCTAATGCCAGTTGGTGGAGTAGAAAGCGTTTACGCATTAAACAATCGTGCGGTGGCGGATATAGCAATGAAGGCAGGCTTGCGTTATAGCGATCGATTGCAAGTGCCGTTGTTTAAAAACGAGTGGGGTACATAATGATTAAACAATTTTTTAAAAAAATTACAGGTATTCAAGCAATTGAAGACTTGCGGAAAGAAGCAGAAACTGCCGCTGTCGAAGCAGTTAAAGCGGCAGCAATGGCCAAGGCAGAATCAGATGCTGCCATTGCCGCATCAATTGCAGAAACACTTCGTGTAAAAAAAGAAGAGGAGCAAGCGAAACTTAGCCCAAAAGATCGTGCCACTGCCCAAGGGATTCCTTATGTAGCTGTTTTAGATACTCACGTTAACAAAGACAACATCCGAAACGGGTTTTTTGAACTTGATTGGAACAGTTTTTTTATTCAAGAGTTAATCAAGGTAGGGTATGGCACTGAGGCAAATCCCGAAGAAGAAACAGTGGATAGGTGGTTTAAAGATCTCGCTAGAAATATTCTATCCGAAGATGGATACGGGGATAATTCTGCAGGCAGTATAAATGTTGTTAATATTAACGATGGAAGAAAATGATTGTAGATTATACCGACATTGTTAAAAAATATGATTTTTCCTCTGTAATTTTTCAAGATGAGATTGATCAAACTTGCAACATAGTAAAAGAAATAATCGACAGTGGAAATTATTTTGAAAACAGTCCCAAATATCAAACCAAAGAAAATTTGTTTGCTCGAAACGAATCAGTTTGGTTAAAGTATAGAATGAGTTTTATGTTTGCTTGTTTTATGTATTTGGGCAAAGAGGTCAGTATTAAAGGAATAAATTGCTGGAGTTTTATGACCAGTCATGATGCCAATCAAGATCGATATCAATTATGGCATCATCATCATCACGACTTGACAACAGCAAAGATATCAGGTATAATGTATTTAAATATCCCCAAAGATATTGATACGTTTGATACTAGCGGCACTGAGTTTAGTATAGGACATCCAGAAAAAGATCCTACGTTTTTTATTAAACCAGAATACTTTTCTTGGATGATATATCCTAGTAATCTTTGGCATAGGCCCGGACCATGCCCTAGTGTTCAGAATCGATTCGTTCTTGCAGCAGATATGGAATACCAATGACTTTTATCCTTGTAGATACAGCAAATACATTTTTTCGTGCTAGACACGTAATTAAAGGTGACGCAGATACCAAATTAGGTATGGCCATGCACATTACATTAAACGCTATTAAAAAAGCATGGCAAGATTTTGATGGCGCTCATGTGGTGTTCTGCCTCGAAGGTCGCAGTTGGCGGAAGGATCATTATGCTCCGTACAAACGTAATCGTCAAGTCACACGAGCAGCCATGACTCAGAAAGAACAAGAAGAAGACAAACTCTTCTGGGAAACATTTGACAAATTTAAAGAGTTCATCAGTACCAAGACTAATTGTACTGTGTTGCAACATCCACAATTAGAAGCAGACGATCTAATTGCTGGATTCATACAATCACACCCCGATGCCGACCATGTTATTATCTCAACCGACAGCGACTTCGTGCAATTGATTGCGCCCAATGTTAAGCAATATAATGGTGTTGCAGAAACGTTGACTACGCACACTGGTATATTTGACAAAAAAGGTCGGCTGGTTGTAGATTCCAAGACTAAACAACCCAAGTCTATACCCGATCCAGAATGGCTGCTATTTGAAAAATGTATTCGCGGTGACACCAGTGACAATGTGTTTAGTGCATACCCCGGAGTGCGTAAAACCAAAATGAAAGAAGCATTTGAAGATCGTAACAGCAAAGGATTCGCGTGGAACAATCTCATGCTTCAGAGATGGGTTGACCACGAGGGCAAAGAACACAAAGTTTTAGATGACTACAACCGTAATGTACAACTTATTGATTTATCTGCACAGCCAACAGCAATCAAGACTATAATTAAAGAAACTATAGATATACAGACAACAGATCCAAAAA